GCCATCATTAACTGCTGAGTTGTTGCCATTAGTTAACCCCGTATTTATTTAAAATATCTTGATCGGTCAACTCTGTTGTTTTCTTTTCTGCTTCTGGATTATCGCTAAAAGACCATTGTGACCACTCATTAAGGTTTTTTAATGTTCTTTCATCGCCAGCGTAAGTTGCAGCATCTTTGCCAATATCAACTCGTCTTTGGACTAATAACATTCCTTGCCTAATTAAAGCTCTGTTTCCTTCCGTGCTTTTACCATAATTAGCTTCCATATCAGCTAACCATCTACCTTCGCCCTCTGTAAACTGGCTACCAAAAGTCGGTTTTAATTGCTTGAGTATTTGCTTACCCATTAATTGATCTAATTCGGCCTCATTAGCGCCTTGAATTCCAAACCATTTTTTACCCCATTCTAACGCCTGTCTAGGCTTGCCTGTCTGTATGATATCAAGAAGCTTATCAGCGCGTTTTAATATCGGCATTGTTTCTGCTGCTGCTAATCCGTCTGTTATATCAAGTCTTTCTTGTTCGGCAATACCTGACAACCTTTTAATGGATAGTTTTTTTTCTGACTCTAACTTGGCTAACTTTCGTTTATGGTTTAAATCCAATTCGTTTATTTGCTTTTGGTTTTCTGCATAAATAGGGTCAATAGAGAACGATCCGGTATTAGGATTAAATACTAAACCTTTTTCGCCTTTCTGTTTTTTACTTTGCCCTTGCATAGCTCCCTTTTTACTATTCAACAACTGGATCATAGACGTTAATTGTTCTTCATCATCCAAAGTCTGAAGGAATTGTAAATACTTTTTAGAATCTGGATTAATTCTTGTAGCCTCAAGCTCTGCAAATAACTCATTGCGCTTATCAAACGGCAAGTTTAAGGCGGTTATTAACTCGCCCATACCTTTTGTTTGCTCTTGCTGCTGTATCTGCTGCTCATTCATCTGTATGCTTTGTTCATTCAACTGTGACTTTTGACCAAACAACTGCTGACTTTGAGTATCTTGCTGCGCTTGCCGCTCTCTATTAATACCTATTTGTCGGGTATTTTGCATTAATCCACCAATACCTAGACCCATATTTAAAGCGTCAATACCTTGACGGTTAAAGTCTGTCTTTACTAAGTTACCCATTATTGACTCCCTACCCAGTTTTGATAATCTGCGCCTGTATAATCAGCCGTTGTATTCCCTCTTATTGGCTGGTATGGATTAGTAACACCTTGATTAAACGCACCGCTAGCATATAAACCTATTCCTGTATTTATCGCGTTACCGATAGGATTAGTCACCCCTGCCGCCTCTGCTTGACCTAAGTTTATAGCTGTTTGTTGTCCTGATGTTCCAGCGTTAACACCCATGTTAGCAAGTATAGTGGCTAACTGTTGTTGTGAGCTTAGGTTAGTTCCTGCGCCGCTTTGTATAGAGTTAATAATGTTGTTTAAAGTATCTTGATCTAACCCTGCTAATTGTTGCGCTAACCCTGCGTCAATACCCGCTTGTTGATTAGATGTTCCTTGAATAATATTAGCTGCGTTTATTCCTGCTTGCTCTCTCATTCCACCAATTTGCTGACCTGTGCTAACATCAATATTGGCTAAGTTACCACCTAAAGATTGTAAAACTTGAGACTCGTTAATACCTAAAGCTTGTGCTATTTGTGATAATTGTTCAGATGAACGTATTCCTACACTAGCCATTTGATTAAGTTGATCTGCTTCTAATTCTCCACCTCTAGCTTGCATTTGACCTGAAGCAATCCCGCCCCTTGATTCTAGTCCACCAGCAGCAATACCACCTTGAGTAGCAAAACCGCCAGCAGTGCCAGCAGCCCTTTGACCAGCATCAGTAATAGATCTAAATCGACCTAGCTGTCTATCAATATCAGCTGCTGCTTGTTGTTGTGCGTTTAACTGGAATCTTCCTTTTACATTGCCTGAACCGATACCACCAGTTATCGCCGCGCTTCTACCTAAAGCTCGTTCACTTTCTTGTAAGGCTAAGTTGTAAGCAGGGTCGTTAATTAATGCCGCGTCAAAAGCCTCTTGCCCTCTAACACCACTTAAGGCTAGTAAAGGATTTAAAGCTTCTTTGCCTGCCGACATATAAGGATTTAAGAAACCTACAGCTTGATCAACACCAGTATTAATAGCATTAACACCTTGCTGTGTTCCTTGCTGTATAGATCCCACACCTTGATTGATACCACTACGACCAGCTTGTATTGCTTGCTGTATTTGGTTTAGCGCAAAGTCTCTACCTTCACCTATATCATCCCTAGCAATACCAAATTGAGTTCCTAAGCTTTCTAATGAACCAGCCGCGCCTCTAGCTAAATCCTGCCTCCCTAAATCTGCACCCGCTTGAACTGCATCAACAGCGCCGAGAAAGCCAGTATTAGTACCTTGTGGCATTGTTACGCCTTGCTGATTAAAATCATAATCGCGTGGTAATAACTCACCCTCTAATGGTGCGGTAGATTGGTATATAGAATCAGGGTTAACAGGGTTGGGGCCTATTCCAGTAAATGCCGAGTTAGGATCGAAATCAGTTGGCGCCCCTTGTTGAAAAGCGTTATCTGTTGCTAGTGCACGAATTTGATTTATACCACCGCCCGGCCTAACCGTACCGTCAGGCTGAACATTTAAACTTGAGCCTATTCCACCTTGAGGTGCGCTTGTTGGCTTTATGCCGCCTCTAATTGGTTGTTGTTCTATTTTTGGTGCGCCTCTAACGAAAGCATCATCATTTATAATTGAGCTAGGTAATGCATCTTGCGCCTGTTGCTGTGTTACCTGACCTTGTGGTGCTTGCGCCTGTGTTTGAGGTTGTTGCGCAGTAGATACAGTTTCAGGCGATGGTAGACCTAACATAGCGTTTAATGCTGATTGACCACCTTGTTGAGTTATTCGGCTAACATTATTCGCTGACTGTGTTAATAAGTCACCCGTAGAAATACGACCTTGTTCAAGTAAATCAATACTACCTTGCATCGACTCATTGAAATCAACAAGTGACGGGCCAAAGATTTCTAACACTTGGGAGATAGCTTTATTTCTAGCGGCAGAATCTATAGCTCCACCACTTTGAATAGCGTTAGCTTGAATTTGTGCTTGTTTTTTTTGTGCGTCTGAACTCATTTTAGAGCTAGCAATTGCGCCGCCAGCAGCAATAATGCCGCCCCATACTGCACCTGATATTCCCAAACTCATAATGAACCTCTGTAACTTCTTATCTCTTCTAATAAATGGACTTTGCTACTATCTACGCCGATATCTTTTTCTATTTCGTCTATGTCTTCGCTGTCAATTTTATGTATAGTTAACCAAACAGTTTCTTTATGTGCTTTAGCTGCTTTTTGTGTGCCTGCTGGAGCTATTCCAATGTAATTATCTGTGAATCTTTCAATATCTCCATCAGCATAAATTGTAATGTCACCTCTAAGCATTATATTTACACAAGCGTTTCTGTGTTTCTTACCTACAATGATCGCACCTTTTGGTATTGTTAGGCTTCTAACATAAATGCCGTCTGCAAAGTAATGCTCCAAAGGCATATCAACATCTAACATATGACCTGAGAACTTTAACAACTCCATGCTTAATGCGTAAGAATCTAAATCAATATCATTTGTTAATTCAGTGCTACCCATCCGGTATTCCCCGTTGCTGTGCTTTTAAAATATAACTTCTCGTTTATGGTGTCCCAGCATTGATCTTTAAATCTAGCTGTTACATTACCTTCAGGACTTCCTGCGAAATCTAAAGTTACAGGCTGCTCGTTTACAAACTTAATCAATTCAGAATAAGGAAGGAAGAAAGCTTGTGTTGCTTGCCCATTCTCATTAACAAATTTAAAATTTATATTAGGGGTACTAATTGCCATCAACGCCCACCCATAACCTAGTTATTACGTACTTACCTGGCTTAGTCATTCTAAACCTAAAATGCCTCGGTGTTCGGCTTTGACCTAATGAATCCCATACCAAAATCCTACTATATTCACCAGATAAACCACACTCTCTTGTGCGCCAACCAGTATCAGGGAATACTTTACCATCATCTGAATAATTCATTTCCACAGCTAGCTCATCCGTGCCAGTGGCTAATCCTGCTTCTATTTCCATTCTTAAATAGCGGTATCTTAATGTTTTATTCTTACTACTAATAGGTGCTACTGAAAATTCATATCTAATTAATTCACCATAATCATCAAGCGAATTCTCTGTTAATTCGCCTATTATACCACTTTCTGAGTCATTACATATAAGCCTATCATAAGCAGGTACAAGTTGATTGACGCGCCATCTTGATTTATTGGCTAGGTTTTCCGATCTATCTTCTGCCCAAATCTTTTGGCCACTAATAGTTGAGGCTTTTAAACAGTATTTAAACGTGTTATTTTTTAAACTGAATATAGCAAATGTCTCACCTCTATACGTGTAGTTAAACCCGAATGCATCTGATAACTCTACATCGGTGTACGTTTCTAAAAAGAACTCTATTGATGTTGTTGATATTGGATCAAAGTCATTACCAGTAAACATATAAATTTTAGGTGTTTCGTTAAATCCTTGCCCCATCATTACAAACGTTTTACCAAAATCATAAATAGCAAACTGACTAGATAGACCTTTAGTAAAATCATAACCTTGAACTTTGGTAAATAAAGCGCCGATTTCATTTAAGTTTGTTGGCGCATAAACGGCGCTGTTAGTAGTTGAGAATACATAAAGTTGTTCATTGTATTCATGTAAACCTACGACATCATTTCTAGCATTGCCGTAAATAAAGAAGTTAGCAGCATCATAACTCAATGCATCATTAACATTTGATTCAAATACTATCGCTTTGTCGGCTGAGAATACAAATACACCCGAAGCAAACACCACGGAATTTACCACAGTTGCCGGTGATGGTATAAATGCAGGGTCTGTTATCGGTGAAAATCCACCAAGGACAGAATAAACAAAAGCTTGATTAGTTCCTGGTACGACAATAGTTAACTGTGTTCCGCTATCAGCAATACTAACCCTTCCCATTCCGGGGATAGTACCTAAGTTATCAAGACTAAACGTCTCAACACCTAACCCATCAGTAGCTCTATTAAAAGCCCATAATGTATTACCATTAACAGAATAAACAATACCAGCCATTACACGCAAACCACGACCAACCTGACTACCACCCGTAGTTTCTAGCTTGTTTAATCCTAACCTAGTAAATAACTGAGATGTTGATGTCGCGTTAGTCTCTGGATAATTAGGAAATACGTTTTGACAAAGCTTGTTAGCGACCGTCTTTGATTCGCTAACATAGAACCCTTCACCTAAAGGTATTTCCGTTGGTTCGAGTCTCATGCGCCAGCCTCAGGGATTGGCTGTAACTTACCTAAAGGAACCACGCCTACCATAGCGGCGTATTTAGCTGATAGAGTTGTTATGGCATCCCAAGACTGGTCAGGCGTGTCTATTTCTGGCCCCATTTGTTCAGCAAGCATATAAGATAAAGGTAAAAACCATTCGCTCGGAAAATCTACATTATCGCCGTTATCAACCGTTATGTTGATTGGGCGTATGTAAGTGACATTTAATAGTGATGTGTTATTTAATGGGGCCTTGTAAATTGATAAAATACCGTCGGTTATTTGTGGGGAGTAATACCAAGCCTGAACCGAACCCGTAACCGTTTTATCTTCTGACTCGTAATACTGTGTTGAATTCCACTTAGTTGTGGGAGTATCACCACTAGTTAATGTTGATTGATATCGACTATTAACTATTTTAATTGGTCTGTCTAACAGGTTAGTGAATACATAAGTTGTGCTATTCGCTGGTAATATTGCCGTTAGCGAATCAGTAATAACAGCAGCGCCAGCCGTATAACTAACTACCGTAGTCCATTGAATAGAGCCGTTATCGTGTATAAAACCTATTGTGTCATTGGCGCTTATATCACCCGTTACATTGACAGTAAACCCTACTCCTGATAATGAATCAGTAGACAGCTTTAAGAATTCATCTTTGTTTGCCGCCTCTGTACCACCAGGGCCTAATTTATACTCTATCACACCAGTTTTTAACGGGATAATAGCCTGTGTTTCAGTCCATAAATGATAGGTGACTTGTAATGATTTGACTAAAAAATTTAATGCTGTGAACCCTGTTTCTCTTAATTCGCTATTCAAAGGTATAGTTTTATCAATAGCACCTAAAATATTAAACGCTTTCTTGACTATATCTAAACCTGTTGCTGTGAGTGCCGCTGCCATTTTTATTGCTCCAACTTATCAGATATAGCGAAATCAACATCAACAACCACTTGACCGCTGGCTGACGTACCAGTTATTTGTACCGTATAAACACCAACATTATTAAAGGTTAATTTAGCTGTTGCTATCTGATTAGTAAATGATTCGTTTTCTATTTTAATCTTACTGTTTTGTGATACCCAAGTGACGGCGGTTAAAGTGTCACCGAGTAACCATGATGTGAAATCAACGGGCCAATCAATAAACGAGTTAACTTTGAAATGATTTGCATTAGATGATGCTGTGATATCACGATAAAAGTTATTAAGGTATCTATTACAGTTGTTGTTTAAGTTACCCAAGCCTCTTGGTATTCTACCCGTATATTTAACGGAAGGTATCACAGCACCGCGTTTGATTAAGCCAGATAACCCGGCTCTTGCTTGCATGTGAGTTGATTTAGGTACTTCTATTGTGTAATCGGCGCCAATATTAACAGCCAACATAGCCGATATGCCGTTTAAATCACCTAAAGTTAAGCCTGATTCTTCTTCTAATGTGGCATTATCGCCTGTTGAATTATAACCAGTATTTACCGATGGTATAGCGTCTAACTCCGCCATCATTGCTTCTAAATCAATTAATGCGTCAGGGTATTGAGGGATAGAAGGGTCGGAGCTAGCACCTATCAATTTTAGAGGCCGAAAGGCTTTCTTTATAATTTGTAGCTTCTTCATATTTCACCAATAAAAAAGGGAGCGGTTAAACTCCCTTAGTATATCACTAATATAACTATTTATCAGCGCCAGCTTTACCCTTGGCTTTCGCCTTTGGTTTTGCTTTTACTGTTTCAGGTAATGATTCACACCATTCACCTTTTAATAGTTTGGTAATCTCATTATCATCTTTGGTTTTAATAATGTCAAAATCATACATGACACCACCAAATCGCTTATGATACTGACTACCTTTTTTATATAAAGTAGTCATAAATCACCTATACCTGTCCGCCCATAAAGATACCACACTCTTCAGGCTTCTCTACTTGCCAATCGTACCAAACCGCCATACGAACTTGACCTTGTAAAGTGCCAAGAGTACCTTGCCAACCGATAATACCACTAATGCCCGCAACTGAGAAAGACTCAGTTTTAAGGTTAGAAAACATATCATGACTAGTAGGAATAGGACTTGAAGCAAGCACCATTGAATCTTGGGTCATAATAACGTTAGCTCTACCAGTCGTGGTATTTAACCATACCGGAACATCTGCACCATTAAACGCTGTACTAACGTTGGCGTAAGCTGATTCGTCACGAGTTAAAACACCAGTACCGCCATCAGCAATAGGTCGCTCATCCCATGCGTAGGGGCGAGGACTAATTGTTAACGTTGTACCATCAGGTTTAGCAACTACGGTAAATGACATTAAGTGAGTAGATTGGATCTTACCGTCACGACTTACTGCAAACATACCAGCAATTTCAAACTTATCACCAATGGTAACAGCGGCAGTAGCTGAAACCGTTAAGTCTGCAAACCGATTATCAAACGGAACATTTGAGCCGTTAGCAGCCGCGATGGTTGCGATTGGTGCAAATGTTTGATTGCCTGTTACTGTAATAGCAACAGATTGCCCGGTAATATTAGGTAGCTTGTTATGTCGATAAACTTCATTAACACCACCAACTTGTTTTTGAATCAAACCTTTGTTGTATGCTTCATCTGGTAACTTAGATTGATAGTTAGCTGTTGATTGTGTTAAATCACGACCACCCGCTAAATAATCAACCGAGTTCATAAATGAACATGTACCCATGTCTTTGGCGTATTCTAAGTCAAACATTTTAGATTCAGATTGTGCCAATGCATCCCATGCTGTGAATGTAGTCGCTCCAACAACCGCACTATTAGTTACAGCAAACGCTCCATGCGTTACTGCTTTTTGAATGCCGCGCTCTTCAACTTGACCACGCAAACGAACAGCTGCTGCTGATATTCTTCGGCGATATGAACGCTCATCACGTAAATCATCCGCTCGAAGTTGAAACGGTACGTTAGACGGTACATCTAAAGAACCACCAATTGATAGCTCAATAACTCCACCAAAATCACTTGATACATCCCAACCGTCAACATCACGTACTTGTTGTTCGATTGGTTTAAACCAAGAATCACCCGAACGCTGTAAGCTTTCAGGAGATGGATCGTAACTATACGCCTTGTCAGTAAACGTACTTAAAGCGGATAGCGTTTCTACTATCTCGTCTAGTGCGTATGTTACTAACGCACCCTCTTTCATTGCTGAACTCATAATATGCCCTTATTTCTTGTTCCGTTGAGCTTTGAGTTTTCGATAAGCGGCGTAATCACCTTTGTTAGCGGCAGTTTGCATCTTATCTTCCAAAGATGAACCTTGTGATCCGCTATTATCTAGCGCTTTATCACCGGTAGCTTTGCTAACTGCTTTGTGCTTACGTCTAGCTGAATTCTCAAGGCTCGTAATAGCTGTTTCCAGCTTGCCAAATTCATAGTTGAATCCATTGGCATTGTTATGCGCTAAATCAGCAAACAACGCTAGCTTTTCAGGGTTATGATCTAAATGATAAATAATTTTAGCTGTCATGGCTGGGTTAATCTTGCTCATATAAGTAAGCGAGTTGTCAGGCATGGCATCTAATACTCTAGATTCTGCATCGTCATAGTTTGGTAAACTGAGCTTATCTACTTCCTCAGAATACGTTTCTATAACCTTTTTCTGTTCAATTAAACCTTCAT